GGGCTTTGGCGGCACAACTTTTAAAAAAGTTTATTATTGCCCAATCCGCCGCCGCCCAGTGTCAGAATTTATTAGCATCCCAGAAATTATTGTCTCTAATGCGGAAACGACTGTAGCTACAGCGCAGCGCATTACGCACGTTATTAAGATGTCCCCAAGCACCTTAAAACGGCTGCAATTGGTTGGAATGTACAGAAACGTGCAACTTTCCGCCGCACAGCCCGCCAAAAATAACGTGGTTGAGGACAAATTAGAACAAATTATGGGTGTTATTCCCCGTAACGTGTCTAATACGGACAACCAGCCCCGCGAAATTTATGAGTGCTATTGCGAATTGGATTTGCCGGGTTATGAGCATGAGGACAATGAGGGGCCAACGGGCCTTCAGCTTCCTTACCGCGTCACCATTGATAAAACATCCTCTGAAATCTTAGAAATCCGTCGGTGGTGGAAAGAAGATGATGAGCAGTGTCTGCGTCGGCAAGTGTTTGTTGATTATATCTTCGTACCCGGCTTTGGTTTCTACGGTTTGGGCCTTTTACATCTTGTGGGTAACACGACGATGGCGCTAACCGCTGGCTGGCGGTTATGCATCGATAACGGAATGTTTGCTAACTTCCCCGGTTTTTTGTACGCAAAGCAAGCTGGGCGGCAGAATACTAATGAATTTCGCATTCCTCCCGGCGGCGGTATGCCTATTGATACGGCTGGACAACCTATTCAATCCGCCATTATGCCGCTTCCGTACCGCAGCGTGGACGGTCAGTTCCTTAATTTACTTCAATTAATTGAAACCAGCGGCCAGCGTATGGCTTCCACGTCGGAAACCAATGTGGGTGAAGGCAATGCTGAAGCTCCAGTAGGGACAACAATTGCGCTTATTGAACAAGCGCAAAAAGTTATTTCCGCTGTTCACAAACGTATGCATGCGGCTCAAGCCCGTGAATTTCAGCTTCTTAAAGAGTTGTTTAAAGAATGCCCTGAAGCATTTTGGGAAAACAATAAGTATCCCGCTTACCAATGGACGCCTGAGACATTAATAAACGCTTTGGACAACATTAATCTTGTTCCGGTGGCGGACCCAAATACGCCGTCTCATGCGGTTCGTATTCAAAAAGCAATGGCTATTAAGCAATTGCAACAAGCAAATCCTCAACTTTATGATGCTAAAAAAGTTGATGAACGCATCCTCACAATGCTTGGTATTGAAGATGCAATGGATTTATTTGCACCTCCAGCCCCACCAGACTCTGGCGCAAATAACCCACAAATGGTACAAGCCCAAGCTAAGATGATTGATTCTCAAGCCAAAATGGCTGAGGTCAAGGTTAAGGCTGTCGACTCACAGGCTGATGCTCAGAACCGTGCGGCTGACAGAGAAAGTAAAGAGCGGATTGCCATGTTGCAACTGGCCCGTGAAATTTCGGTTCATCCGGAGAGTGCTTCGACGGCGGAACAGTTTATTAAACCTGAAATTCAAGGGTTGGCAAGCAACCCTAATGTTTAATGCTGGACGCAGCAGGAGTATAAAATGAGCGATCACAAGAAAGAAGCAAAAGCCGCATCAGCCGCAAAAATGCAGCGCATGGGCCTTAAGTTAGAAGATGGCAGCAAATCGTTTTCGGATGAACGCGGCGGTTCCCCTTTTGAAGGGTTGAACAGCGGCAATGCTGGCAAAATGCCAATTACCCCATCCCGTTTTAAACGGGGCGGTAAAGTAGCACATGTTGTTGGTAAACATGCGGCAAAAAACCTTGGTAAATCCGCCCGTAAGGGTCGTGAACATCATTCTGGGCTTGATGGTGTTAATCGCGTTGGTCAAATGACCGCCCCTGAGACGGTTCCAAATCAGCCACAAATTCCGACAACTGGAAAGAAAAACCCATCAAATTATCCAACGGATAATCGTATGGGCCGTGGTATCCCCACAAAAAATGGTCCCGCTTGGTTTATGCAAGATACGGATACTCCATTACCAACCCGCGATAAGCCTAACACTCAATTTGAAGTGCCAAATCAAAATGCTAAAAAAGGTGGGCGCGTTCACAAAGCTGGCGGCGGCAGCATGGCGGCAATGAGTCCCGCCCAGAAAAAAGCCATTATTGGTGCAATGGTTGCGCGTAAAAAGAATGCGGGCCTTCCTTCCGCTCCTCCTCCACCAAAGGCGGCTGGGCTGCCTGTTGCGGGTATGAGTGTTACCCCAATGCGTAAGCATGGCGGCGTTGCAAAGCACACGGATGAGGCAGAAGATAAGAAGTTAATGCACAAAATTTTAAAGCCAAAAGCATTTAAGGCTGAAGGTGGCCGCGCACAAAAAAAATATACAGTTGGAATGGATGATTATTCCGATTTAATAAATAGCAATGGAACGGATGATTATTCTGATTTAATGAATTGGAATAAAACGCGGGAAAATTTAAAAAATCGCGTTAAAGAAGAAACGGCAAAAAATAGAAATTCAAATTTAGCAAATCAATCTTTAACTTCAAGTGGGTTAAAACGCGGCGGAAAAGCTATGCACCACGCGGATTGCTCTTGCAAAATGTGCAGTGGCGGTATGGCGGAGCGTTCGCACCGTGCTTCTGGTGGCCGCACCAAAGCTAAAGGTTCAAATGTAACTATTAACATTATGCCGCCACATGAAAAAATGGCTGGTTTAGGCGCTGGTACGGGTATGGGTATGCCTCCTATGCCTCCACAGTTGCCTCCTATGGGTGGCGTAATGCCCCCACAAATGCCGCCAGCACCTCCAATGGGTGGCGGTCAACAGCTTCCTCCGCAACTCATGGCTGCTCTTGCCGCCAAGGGTGGCGCAGGTGGACCCCCTCCTATGGCCCGCAAATCAGGCGGTCGCGTAGGTCAGGGTATGCCAAAATACCAAGAAAAAGATTACGGTTCCGGGTCTGGACTTGGTCGTTTGGTAAAGAAAAAGTGGCCTACAGCAAACGGAACTGAATAAGAGGTAAAATGTATTACGTTTATGAACATTGGCGGCCAGATAAAAAATTTCTGCTGCAAATTTTGCAAGATGGAAGAAAATAAAGGAACTAAAAAATGTCAACGCTTGACATATATTTCTTCAGAAAACTTATTGAAAAGTTGGAAGAAGAAAAAAATGTATATGGTTTAGCTTTAACGGAAGGGGGCGCACAAAGTTACGAAGAATACACATCCCGTGTTGGTTATTTAAAAGGTTTATCCGACGCGATTGCTTGGGCATATGAGATCAACGAAAAGTTGATTGGCAAATAATAATAGAAAGCGAAGCAAATGAAGACTGCTACGATGAAAATGCTCCATGCGGCTGACCCCGCAGCGGAGTTAAAAACTGCTATAGGTGACATTTCCAAAATTAAGGTAATGCACAACAACATTCTCTGCGCCGTATATAAACGGCCAGAACGCACGGCCTCCGGCCTTTACCTCTCAGATGGTATCCGCAAAGAAGACGAATATCAGGGCAAGGTTGTTCTTGTGCTGAAAAAAGGTCCAATTGCGTTTGTGGATGACGACAAAACCGCTTTTGCTGGACAAGATGTGAATGAAGGCGATTGGATTGTGCTTCGTTCATCTGACGGTTGGAAATTAAACATTAACGGTGTTCTTTGCCACGTTATTCAAGATGTCCAAATTAAAATGGTCATTCCAGAGCCAGATATGGCGTTTTAAGGAGGTATAAATGTCAGAATTAGAAGCTGCTGAAGTAACAGTTACGGCCCCTAATACGCCCGTAACAGCAGATTATGACCTTGGTGCGGTTGAAAAAGCACCATCTGGACGGGTAGAAGCCCCTAAAGAAACTGATGGCGTAGAACTTTTAAAGCGCCAACTAAGCGAAAAACAGCGTGAAGCGGAAGAAATACGCCGTCAGAAGAATGAGGCGGAAAGATATGCCCGTGAAGCGCAGCAAGAAGTAAAAACATATCAGGTTCAAGCGCAAGATAGCCAATTAACAGCATTTGTTAATGCTATCGCAAGTTTTGAACGTGACGCAGAGATGCTTGAGCGGGATTATGCAAACACTTTATCAGAAGGTGATTACGCAAAAGCCGCCAAATTGCAGCGTCAAATGGCACAAGTTGAGTCAAAATTGATTCAATTGTCTCAAGGTAAAGAAGCGGTACAAGAAAAACTTGCTTATGAGCGGCAAATGTTGGAGCAACAGCGCCAACAACCGCAACCGCGCTATGATCAGACGCCAATTGACCCAATTGACGCGCAGATTCAGGCAGTTCAAAGCCCTACATCGCAAGCGTGGCTGCGTTCTCACCGTGATGTGCTTGCTGATCCTTCCAAAACAGCACTTATGACCGCCGCGCATTACGAAACCGCTGCTATGGGCATCCAACCAGATACCCCTGAGTATTTTACACACATTGAAAGCAAAGTTTATGGCGGTGAACCTGTACAACAAACTGTACAACAACCCCGCCAACGCCAAGCTATGGCGGCTGCACCCGTTTCGCGCACCAATTCAGCGCAAACTTTCCGTGCTGGTCAACAAGTTACTATGACCTTAAGCCCTGCGGAACGTCAAGCTGCCCGCGATATTGATATGAGTGACGAAGAATACCTTGAAGCTAAATTATATTACCAACAAAAGAACATGTTGTGAGGTAATCCATGTCAGAAGCAGTCAAACGCGGCCCCGGACGGCCATCTAAAGCCCCAATTACAGAACAAATGGAACAAAACATGACCGAATTACGCCAAAATGACGCCCCAGAGTTGGGTGTAGCCCCAGTTACCCGTGGCCTACGTGAAGCTGCGCTTCGTGCTGAAGAATTGCGGGCCAGAATGAACGATGATTCAATGGACCCATCAATGTATGATGAGTTCTACATCGATCCACGTAAGATTCCAGAAGGTTGGGATTACAATTGGAAACGGGAATCCATCGCGGGCATGACAGATGAGCAGAATATGCTTGAAATGCGGTCTGGCGGTTGGGAACCAGTGGATACCCGCCGTCATCCGGACATGATGCCTATCGGTCACAACGGTGCAATCCGCAAAAAAGGCATGATTCTTATGGAACGTCCTAAAGAAATCACCGCAATTGCTCAGGATCGGGAACTTTCTACCGCCCGTGAATTGGTTAACCAAAAGGAAAAGGCGTTGGGCATTGCTCCAGCAGGTACTTTTGAGCGTGACCGCAAGCAAACGGGCATCCGTAAGTCTTACGAACCAATGCAGGTTCCGCGTACTTAATAAAAAAGGGGGCTTCGGCCCCCTTTTCCCTATTGCATAGTATTTATTACAGTGTTATAGGAAAAGTTATAACTCCATTACGCGCCGTAGTGGGCTTCCCCATGTTGGATAAATTAAGACGCGCCGTCTGATTTTATCCTACTGAAAAGGAGCGACCTATGGCGAACACTTCTGCGCCCAATGGTTTCGTACTTGCAGGGTTTCTGGACGGACGTAATGGTTCATTGGGCCAATCGGCGTATCAGATTCAGTCTGCTTATTCTTCAAACATCTTC